TAAAAGAATGCCCTCTATGAAGAGGGCTGCAAAGCTCAGAGGTGGCGGCATGTGGAAGAACATGCCCTCAGCAAAACCAACCATCAGGGCTGCAAGAGTTTTTATTAAAAAACACAAAATTGGTGAAAAGGTTCAAAATGTTTCACCTTTCGTCCCAGGTCCAGCAGGTGCTGGCCTTAGACTAGTACTTGGTGTTGGTAAAATGATTAGACAAGGCCAAGACGGAGAGTTTTACGCTGATCACTCTGTGGCTCAAGCGGGAACTACACTGAAAACTGGTGAAAGGCTATATCCTACTGATCAAGGTATGGCCAGTGCTACTACCAAGTTTGAAGGTATAAGTAGAACACACGACGGTTCAAAGATTTATAAAATCAGAGAACAATTTTACGAAGGAAAAAAAGATGAGGTCCTAACAACTGCTAAGAAGTTGTATGGATCGAATACACAACCACTTTATAGTACAGAGAAGACCGCTTATGCTCGTCAATATGCTTATGCAGGTTTAAACACCAAAGGGGTTTTTTCCCCTTGGAGTGCTTTGCCATCAGCACCTCTGTACGCAAGTGTTGATACTATGTCCGTAGCCAATGCTCAAAATGGCTACTACAGCTTAGGTGAAAACTTGACAGATATTGCAAGTATGTTAAAAGTCGGACTAATACCAGTCGGCTCAGCTGCTGGTTCAGTGACTGAGCTTCCACCGTTAGCCAGCGGTGATGAAGATTATTATTTTCCATTACAGTCATTTAGTTTCGATATGCGAATAACTAACACGGATGCATTTTTACCATGTATGGTAAAAGTTTATACACTAAAGTGTAAACGCAACGTAGCACTAAGCCCTAAGCAGGCTTGGTTCCAGGATAAGGGTTCAGCACAACAGAATGACAAATTAAGTCAAGACTTTGTGACGTATACAGTTTCTGAAACTATTTCCGGGTTGGCTGGAATAGCATCTACGTCACAAAACCTGCACCCGCAAGCGACGCCATTAATGTCTCAAGCTTTTAAGGATAACTTTGAGATCCTTAAAATACATCGTCAGAAGTTAGGTCCATCGGATTCCTTAGAATACTCGATGGTAAAGCATTACTCGAAGGCACATTCAGCGCAAGATTATAATTACGATGCTTCCTTAACAATAGGTGCCAGAGCAGGTGCAATTCAATATATAGTTGAATTTCAAGGAATGCCAACGCCTTTTTACAAGACAACTGCAGCTGGCGCGGTAGATTATTCAGCCATGGCACATGCAGCATTCGCGAAAATTCGAGTTACTATAAATAAGAATTTTACACATTCGTTCCCGATATCTAGCGCTTCGTCGTTGTACCTGCCAACAGGTTCACAATACAGTCCAACGTTTGTAGCTTCGCAAAAACGTAAATTGGACACGTACTCCGATACGGCACCGTATTCGTCGTTTAGTTCGAATGCAGCAGCTGCGACTGCGTACGTGATTCCGTTAATAACACAACAAAACAAAACAACAGCTAGCCCGCTAATTAACGATCCATAAAAATTCTTTTATAGGATATCACGATTAATTTAATTCTTATAATTAATAATTTTTTAATATGAATTCACCAGAATCTAAAAAATACCGTTATGTGTTTACAATATTTAGAGGCTTCACCGATGAATATTTGTTAAAGCATAAAGTCAACCATTTGTCAAGTTTCACTCCTGACGAACTGGAAAGGTTTTTATTTGAGAATTCTAAATCTTGGTCTTTTCAAGAAGAAACTACGCAAGAGGGCCGAATTCATTATCAGGGTCGTATGTCCCTGATACAAAAGAAAACTAAGAAACAATTATTACAAGAATTTGGTTCTTATATTGACGCAACAATATTAAACGGTGAACCGGGTAAGCGTCATATACTAACACTAGTGACAGTTTCACCTGAACAAGATGAGACTGCGTCGTTTAAATATACAAAAAAAGATGCTTCGCGTATTCCGGGGACATTTCGTAGCTTCCCAAGAATTTACTCAGGTAAAGACTTAGAAGTTATGGATGCTACGAACCCCCGATATTATTGGCAACAACAATTAAACCATATAATAGCCACAATGCCACCACAAGATAGGCAAGTAATTGTCATATATGATGGTAAAGGTGGGCGTGGTAAAAGCAAATGGTGTAAACATCGTTTATTTTACCACGACGATACAATGCTGCTAGCTGTTGAAAATTCTGCACAACAGACTCTAGCAGCATTAACTACACAACCGAGTAAAGCTGTGTACTTACTCGATGTACCAAGAGCGAAACGATCTAAAGAAAGCTGGAGCGAAATATTTCGCTTATGCGAAACCCTTAAAAACGGATTGCTTACATCGAGTTTTTATGGCAGGTATTCCATGTCCATGTTTGATACTACAACAGTAATTTTAATGACAAATTATGATATTTACAACGATCAAGAGTTGTATGAACAACTATCTCATGATAGATGGTTATGTTTTTCTATCGACTCTTCTTGGGATCGTAGAAATGATTCTATAGAAGCAATTGAAAAAACTTACTTGACACAAAAGACAGGAGATGCTATAATTAATTTAGTAACTCCAGAAGTGGTCCAACCGGTCCACAATAATAAAAAGAATAATATTAAGAAGGAGTTACCCCGCGAGGGTTCTTAATATCTTTTTATAACATTATGATTAAAAGAATGCCCTCTATGAAGAGGGCTGCAAAGCTCAGAGGTGGCGGCATGTGGAAGAACATGCCCTCAGCAAAACCAACCATCAGGGCTGCAAGAGTTTTTATTAAAAAACACAAAATT